ACCTGCAACAATAACACCAAAGTTACTGTTTTGGTTTGCAGAGCCTGAAGTTCCTGGACCTGTTCCTACTGCAGGAAGGTTTGAAGAACTGTAGATTCTGAAGCCGTGTAGGTTGTTCAGTACTAGACCATTACGTAGACCACCGTTTTCACCGTAATCAGAATTTAACAGACGTGAATCTTCGTCAGCTAAGATTTCCATAAACACGGGGTCAACAACGAGCCATCTACCTTGTGTATCAACTTGTTGTTGATCCAACAAACGCTTCATTCGTGCTACAACCATAGCAGGTGAAGCAGTTGCTGTTGGTAGTGCAGTTGCACCTGGTAGACGTGCTGCTACAGGAATTGAGTGATCTCCTGCAGAGCTTGTTGTGATGTTGCCAAATGAATCCTTGCGGAGTTTCATTGATGTCAACAATTCGTCAGAACCTGCTGTTGCTACAGCTTTTGTACCATTTACGGTGTCATTAGCTGTATCTGCTTGTGCATGTAGAGCAGATTGTTTGAAACCTGATAGATAACCAAGAACTTCTTGGTCATGCTGATCAGCCAAACGATATGCTGCACGATCAGTAGCAAGTTGCATGAAGTTCGCATGTGAATGCGCCTCCTCTATATCATCGATTTTAAA